AAAAGCAGTACGAGCCATGATTATTCCTTTAGTTTATATACAACAAAACACACCGTCTGTATATCGTCTGTCTAGTCAGTCTGTGTGTTTAAATTTACTAGAAAAAAAGGGGGAACCCTTTTACCTGTTCCCCCACATCTCATTAAGCGCCTGGGGAACCGAACAGACCACGGGGGTCAGTCATACCAAAGGAATAACGAGCAGTTGCCTTGAACCGAGCATTCTCGGTATCAAAGTCGTTGTCCATCTCGAAGGCGTCTGCGCGACGCTCGAAATGCTTCATACCATGCGGCACATCCGTGCGGATGAACCAAGCATCAGTATCAGGCCCAAGGTAATGGTTAACAACAACTTCAGGAATCATGCCCATAGACTTGATTGCGTTGAGGGTGTTATCAGCACTGTACACTTGACCATCTGTACCAAGAATACGCTTGGCTTCAAACATCAGTTGACGTGGGATGATCAGAGTCTTTGGCTTTGCAGCAATCAGGAGACCACGATCATTCGTAAAGCCAGCAATGTCAATACACGCTTGCTCAAGAGCTGCTTCTGACAAGTCAGCCGCCGTTGCAAGAATGTTAGACCACGTACCACCAGCGAAGTTGGGGTGATCGTTAACAAGAATTGCCTTACCGTCACCAAAGGTGTAGCTGGTGTTAAATGCACGGTTGTACACGTTAGCAGCAATTACTTCCTTCGTCTGACGCATAGAGTAGGCAAGACCTTGAGCCTTACGCTGACCTACGACGTCATACTGGTCGTCGTCCATGATTTCACGGGTGATGACAAATCCGAGAGCATACACCACATGTGAGTAGCGAGTGATGAACGCTTGACGTTCACTGTCGTACAGAATGGGAGCGCCTTCAGGCTTGACAGCCGCAAGACCAAACGAACTAATACCAACGTCCTCTTCAAAAGCCTTTGAGGACTTGTAGGTATCAAAAAGCTTATTGTACTCGGTTGAGTATTCACCATAAGACTTACCATACCACGCATTGATGCCGGGCCAGAGTGCCTTGGCAAATGAGCCGCTATTAATAACTGACATACATTACTCCTTAGACGCCAGCAAGACCAGCCGCGCCATACTGATGCGTATTGATACGCACAAGAACTTCTGCGGGACGTGAGGTGCTGGTTTCATCGTTGTCAGGGCTAGCCGTAACACCAACGATATTTAGTGGGATAGTTGCGGTAAGAGCAACAGTTGAACTGTCAACTGACATGCCGGATGCATACGCACCAGACGAGCCAGCGGTGCCCAGGTTAATAGACACATTCAGACCAACAGAAGCAGCAGCCACAACACCACCAACGGCATCTTGCGGACCCGCAAAGATGAGGTCAGGAGCATCAGCTACCAGAGCTACACGACGAGTCGAGGCAGCACGATAGTTAGGGGTATTGAGGTTGGAATAGTCAACTTCAAAGCCAACGATAGCACCAACAATGGGCACTGCCGTGCCTGAGCCAATACGCTCAACTGCGGGGTAAACCCCGAAGCCAGCGGTATCAACCAGAGCAGCGTCTGTCGAAAGTTGCACAAAGTCGCCAACGTTAGTGACTGCGGCGTCGGACGCCGAAATCATATAACGGTTGAGTTGACCATTATAGGGAGCACCTGAAAGATGCTTAACAGGGCGGAACCCTGCGAGAACACTTGCCATTAGATTTCTCCAATTGGGCTCCCCTCAAAAATTACCGATTAATTTCAAGTTTTCCGTAATCGTTTTGAGAGAGAGCTTGTTGTTTCATAGTTTTTTCAGTCTCCGCAATCTGCTTGGCTTTTTCAGCTTGATCTTCAGCATACCATTCCGAGGGAATGCGCATGACAAAAGCTTTCATACCAGACTTATCGACAGAGGCTTGAGCTTTAGAGCCTAAAGCCGTAGAACCAGTAACTCGACGTTCGCCAACAGACACATCTGCGGCATCGACTAGTTCCCATCCACGTTCTTTAAAGCTTTCAACGCGGTCTCCCACGTCATTCACAAATCGGTATTCATATCCACTCTCCTTGTTAGAAAGAGAGAGTACATTACGACCATTTACTGGTGGGCGCTTCGCCCGCCCGCTACGGGCAACAGGAGTTTTTTCAGCCATGTTATTGTCCTTTAAGTCTCTTCAGTTCTGCGCGGTATGCCGCTTCAGTCATCGCTCCACTACGGACGAAGGTCTTCATAATACGCTCCTCTTCAGGGCTAAGGATGTCGTCCTTAGCTACGGAAGCGTTCTTACGGCTTGGGGATTCAACGGCCCCAGGTCTATTTTGGTTGGGGTTCGTAAACTTGTTAGGGAATTCCTTCTTTACTTCTCGGGCCACTGCTGCCAGTACCTCGGAAGGAGACATCCCTTGCTTAGCAAAGTCAATGCCAATAGCATCAGCAAAGCGAGTCAAGTTGTGATCACGACCATACCAACCATTTTGTTCTTGCCATTGGACAAAGCGAGGATCAACTTCAGCAGCTTGAGGGATGTTGACGTTTTGCACGTCACGATCAAACTCAACCTTCTGCTGTTCTACTTCCTCAATCTTTTCTTCGTAGGCAATTGCTCGTTCAGTTTCACCCTCGACCATAGCTTGTCGGCGGGCATCTTTTAGAGTCTTTAGAGCACGCTGGTACTCTGATTCTTTGACTTTAGTATGATGAGTTTTGAGTGCTTCAAAAGCTTGGACAACCTTTTTGATTTCCTTGTTTTGATGCTCAATTTTTTCAAAGAGTGGCTTGCGCCTTACATACTCTTTGGCGTCAATAAAATCTTCTTCTGGACCGTCCCATTCTTCTTTAGGACGCCAGCCCATTTCCAGGGCTTTAGCTTCGTAAGGAGCAGGTTGGGGCTTTTCAGCTACTTGCTCGCCAGGAACAATTTCTACATTTTCATCAGACATCTACTGTCTCCTTACTCAACACAACAAGAATGTCATCGTCGTTTAAAACGTAAACCTCCTCCTGTGTGAAAGGGTTTACCACAAACTTACCAGCGTTCTTGACATAAGCAACAATCTCACCTTCCTTGAAGGGGGCTGCGCCGTCATAAGCGTCTGGACCAATTTGATACACCGTACCAACATCAACAGAAGCTTTAGCACGTTTGTTCTCTTCCATTTCAGGAAGAGCAAATCCAAGGGCCTTAGCTTTCTTACGAGTGTCATCCCACTCATCAATGTCGAACGGTTTTACCGACACAAAATGTCGGAGTGTTTTAAACATCTTTGGACTCCTCTAAGTCAATTAACTCCATGTTAACAATATCGTTAACAGCTTTGATATAACCCACATACTCTCGATCTTGCAGAGGATTGAATCCAGCTTCTACTGAGAGAATATGGGTCAATCCACCTGCTCGTTCTTTAAGAGCGTGCATTATTTCTTTGGTGCAGGCCGAGCTTTTCCAGTCGAGCCACTCTTGCTTTGTGCTGATGATGTTTCCTTCATCTGTTGAAGTTTCTGTTTGTGCGTTTGTTCATTCTGAACAATTTTCTGCACACCTTCTACCGAGAAGATGCGTTGCTTATGCACCGCTTCTGCTGCTGATATTTGGTTCATTTCAGACTTGTGCTGCATTTCCATCTGATGCTCTTGAGCCTTCATTGCCAGTTGTACTTGTTGGCTACGTGCTTCAAGTTCCATCTTCTGTTGCTGGGCTTGTCCTTGCATTGCAAGTTTCTGTTGTTCCATTTGGCCCTTCATCTGCATTTCTTGCAGCTTGGGATCAGGCGGAGGTTGGAACTGTCCTGATTCTTGAATCTGCTTGTTGAATAGCTTCTGCCAATTTGGCTGTTCCTGTGCTTCTAGCACACGACTTACTACTTCAACAGGATCAAGAATACCGATGGGAAGAAGTTCCAGAAGACCCTGTGCCTTCATAAGCTTCTCAGTTTGCGACATGGCATTAGGATCAGCCTGAGGACAAACGTCGTAACCTTCATCATTAAAATCATCTGGTCCAATAGTGTCATCTAGGATGGCAATATATTGGTCAGGATTTAGGTAAGTCTCATTTAGCTCAAAAAGCTTGTGAAATTCGCTACTCAGGGAACGATAAATACGCTTGTATACAGCAGTAAATACCTTCATACCCTGTTCAATAGTAGCCATTGTGGTAGTGGCAGGAGTATTTTGTCCGGGCATCTTACCCACGAAAATCTCCGCAACACTTGCCAATTCCTTACCGGAAGTGATGAGCGTTCCCATTAGTTGGAACAACACAGCGCTGGGCTCCTTCGTGGGAAGGGGTAGCACTTGTTTCTTAAGATCATCTGCCGTGGTGTTGATGGTTTTCCATTCACCCGGCTTGAAAGAATGTTCACCCATCTTCAACTTAAGACCCTTACCCAAGAACCCACTCTGTAGGTTGTTCAGGTGACCAGCGTCTAGGAGTTGGTTGATGAGCGTGTTGACGCTCTCATTGAGAGGACCAAGCAACACACCAAAACCAATGTCATAGAAACTACCATCAGCATTCGGAATAAATCCAAACTTGGTGTAATAATGAATCGGTTCAATAGCGGCAATGTCGCCTTTGTCATTTAAGATGAGTCCGTCTAGTTCAAAGCGAGCAGAGATGCGTAGCACCTCTTTAGTGTAACGGTCAAACGTCACCACATAGGGTTCCGAATAACCATCGTCGTCTAGGTCATAATAGCAATGCTGCTCGATAATTTGATAAGGAGTAGTCTCATCGTTACGACTGTCAGCAGGCTTGCCGCCATCGTCATATACGTGAGGATCACCCAACTCAACATCACGAAACACACCAGCAAGCTGACGACTTTTTAGGGTACGCTTGCTTAAATAAAGAATCTCCGAAATACGTTCAGCCTCTTCTAGACACGTTGCCCAGTTGTTAACAACAAGGTTCTGTGCAAGAACAAGACGTGAACACGGTTTCTTCTTTACTGTGTCAAAGTAGGTTTTCTTAAACAGAGTACCTACAATGGGTAACATGATGAGAAGCTTGTCCATATCTTCTTCCCAACTGTCCATCTCTTCCAAGATTTGATAGGACATGTAGAGAGAAATGCGTTCAGCTTTCTTAGCCTTTTCGCCGTCACGGTCCTTACCTACTACTGTTGCCTTGACAATCTTATTGCCAGCAGGCACAAGAGCAGGGTAAGCGCGTGCATTAAACTGCATAGCAGCCGTAGACAGGAGGGGATATTTAACATTACTAGCCCCCGGCCAAGGATAGGTTTTTTGTTCTACTGTTTGTAGGGCAAGCTTGGTCCATTCCTTAGAAGCTTTTTCCCAATCCTTACGGGATTCAAGGTCATATTCAAATCCAGCAGATGCTTGATCGGCAATTTTCTGGAGAGTGTCCTTATCAAGACCTTCAGCCATGTTCTTTGCTTCGATTTTCGCACGGAGCTGGTTCATCTGAGCTTCATTCTCAGTAGCCTGTTGTGGCTGAGCGTCCATCGGCATCTCCATAAGATTTTTCCAATTCCTCGTAGTATTCTTCTGTTTTACGTTCGTTCTCAGTGGGGGCTTCAATGAGTTCCAGCAGCATGAGACCTAAGTAGGCAAAAGCATCCACTTGGTCATCATGTTTACCGCGTGGAAATTGTAGGCATTCGTCCTG